AGCCCCGCGCCCGCGGTGGAGGGAACGTACATCCTGCCATAGCCGCTGCCGTCCGCCTTGGCCGCACCGAACACCACGTCACCGGAATGCGTCTTGTCTCCCGATACTGTCTGCGCCGTGCCGAGAGTCACGTACTTGGCCAGCTCGGCGTTGACCTCCCCTTTGGTGTATGCGTCTGTGATGCCGAATCCGGCGATGGTATACGGCCTCTCAGAAACCTCGGAGAACTTGGGCCACCGCGTCACGTATCCCGCGGGAGCCGCCGCGAGCATGGAGTCCCATCCGGCATCGAGGTCGGATATCGTCGAGAGCTTTACCGAGGTGAGGTAGCCCCTGCCCGCCACCCACTCCTGCGTGGCGTAGGGAAGCAGCGTCTGCGCAAGGCCGTCGCCGTACACGGTGTCCGAGGGCAGGTGCTGCTTGGCCACAACCTCCGTACCCGCATTCCCGGACAGTATCGCCCACAGCTCCTCCTCGTCCAGCCCTGCCTTGGTCGGAGTCACGCCGTCCACGGCCGAGGAGGAGTCCATGACAAGGAAATACAGCCCCGCGCCCGCGGTGCTCGGGATATAGGCCTTGGCGAAGCTGCCGTCCTCCCTCTGACCGCCGAGCACAACGTCTTCTGAGAATGTCTTCTTGCCTGTGATGGTCTGCGCGGTGGAAAGAGTCACTAAGTCTAAGGGGTTGAGATCAGATATTTTAATGCAGTCATCCAGATCCTCGCTGTACACGGTGTCCGAGGGCAGGTGCTGCTTGGCCACAACCTCCGTACCCGCATTCCCGGACAGTATCGCCCACAGCTCCTCCTCGTCCAGCCCTGCCTTGGTCGGAGTCTCGCCGTCCACGGCCGAGGAGGAGTCAAGATACATCGCATATTCTCCCGGGCGCAAATCCGAATCAACACTTGGCGCAGTTGTTGGAATTACAAGTACAGAAGGACGGATAGTCTCGCCGTGGTGGTCATGAGCGCCGACAATGCCGCTGCCGACAGCAAGGCCATTATACAGAAGGTTGCCTTTTTCATCAGCTGAAAGAAGATTCAGCACCTGAAGATTGTCATGTACGTGCCACATCGGCCCATATATCGTCTCCACAGAAGACAGCAGAGCCGACTTCAGGCCTCCGACAGAAAGCGTATACCAGCTTTCCTCATAAGGGGACTGCACAGGTATAATCAGATCATCGGACAGTACCGCCGATGGAAACTCATTAAGCCTCGGCGTCAAAAAAAAAACTTCAGCGTCCGGCCCGGAGATTTCCACTACTTCGGGCAGATTCTCGCTTCTCACAACATTAAGCAGCCCGAGATCGGAGGCATATCTGTAGTCAAACGAATATGCTGCCAGCACCGACATCGCTGATTTCTCAACAGATGAGGCATCCAGCACTATGGGCAGTATGGTTCCTCTGTAAAGGTGGTATGCCGCCGAAGACCGGAAAAGTTCCCAGCACCACTCGCATTCCCGTCCGGTGAGCATACCGGTGTTCTGGCTCCACTTCCTGGACAGGTCCGGGTCAGCAGCCGTATAAGAATTGTCTAACAGCAAGGAGGTGTACCCAATCTCCGGTACCAGCTTGCGGTCTCCGTAGAAACGGAATGTGTCGAGTCCGCCAAGGGAGTTCTCGCAGAGATACACTTCGTCGAGCGCACCCTGAGAGCACAGTACATAACGCTGCACATACGTAAGCCGGAGCCCCTGGGCATCCTTTATATATACATCGATGACACCGTACCTCTCCTTCCCAGACTCATCCAGTGCCCACAGATTGGAAAAACGTGTATTAATGCTTACACATTGTGACACATCGCAGACTTTTATCTCTCCGGACGTGCCATCTGTATAGTAGAACCTGGCATAGCACGCGCAGGAGCCGGAAGCCGGATAATATGTCAGCCACTCCGGCTGATCATGCAGCACCTCCTTTACCTGAGGCTGCCACGTGAGCCAGTTAGCCGTGAGGAAATTGGCCGCAGTATCCGAGAATCTCTCGACGCCCGAGCGGACAGCCGTGAACTCAGCCACGGAGGTTCCGTCAACTTTTACGGTGAAGTCGGAATATACCGAGCTCTGGGATGTACTGACAGCATCCCCTGACGGCATGGTCAGAGACAGGGTGGACGTCACTATATCTGCGAGGTCCACGTGGACTCTGTTATTGACATCCGGGAGGTATGTCTCCTCCAGCAGCATGCTGTCTCCCTTCAGGAGCTGCAGTGATATCTCCGAGCTGGTCGATATGATCAGTTCCTTGAGGTTCCTCGAGAGGGACAGGGTATCCGGTTTCTGTATTATCGTTGCCATTGCGGTTCAAAGGTAAGGATGGGGTGCAGGATAAAAAAGGACAGATTTTACAGAGCTGCGGCCTCATACCATATCTCCAAAGTCTCGTCAGCCTCATAGACGGTAGTACCGAGCATATCGTCAGTGATGGTGAAATGCACGGTCACGCTCTGCTTATAGCCGATCTGTCCGGCATACGTGGGCGCCCCTGAAGGATACACTACTCCATCCGGATACTCCATTCTGTATGAGCCGCCGCCATGAGGTCCGCCATAATGGCTCTGAAGATAGTCGAATCTGTCATCCACCTCAGAGCGGTTCAGTTTCCAATAGAACTTCAGTTCCTGGAATGCCGGCCTGGTGTCAGGATCCGAAAGGTTCTTGAGAATGAGGAACGAGGTCTCGCCAAACTGAATCTTCCGATTCCGGAGACTGTAGGCCAGCCCGGTAATCAGCAGATGCTGTCCCTTGAACATCTTATGCCTCATGATATCAGCAGAGAGCAGCTCCTGAGGCGAGAGCACCAGGTGACCGGACAATTCCTCCTTGCCTCCTCTAAGAAGACCGTTGTACAACGAAAAGAACCGGAGGTACAGGTCGTCAGGTGTCAGGGAGTATTCAGTCCACTCAGTGCCGTGCGCATCATACTTCTGTGTCGTAGCCAGACGGTAATTGTCTTCCTGACTGAATGCTCCCCGGTCATAGGCTATGATGATCTTCTGTCCGTCCGCATCCTCCTTCTCCCCGTTCACCTGTGTATGGCGATGTACTCTTGTGCCGATATAAGGCATCAGTACGCCATTAACATAGACCATAGGCGGGAGCGGATCCTTCGGAGAGAACTCCTCGCTGCTCTCGCTGTTCTTCTTGTCGTAGTTGAAATATCCGCTGCCGAGACGTCTTCTGCCGTTTTTGTCTTCCCGGGAAATATCGGAATAGGTATAGTAGTCTCCCGTAGCACGGATGCGGGCGCAGACGGCTTTGTTTATATTCTCCGTATCGATATCACCGCTGACGGCGTCAAGAACGAATTCATTGGTCATAAAGAAATCGTCCATGGTCTCTGCCGCCGGCGCAGCCCCCTCCAGCGATGTATCCGCCTTCAGCACGACCCTCGAGGTGTCGTTGAACGTAATGGTGACATGGCCGTCTATCCTGCCGGACAGGTCCATATCCGCAACTGCATTCGACAGCACATCCTGGAGCAAATACACATCCGCCTGCTTTCTGTCAGGATCGATGCTGACAGCGGCCAGGAACTTGTCGTGCAGCCACTCCAGGAAATCTGAGACGGTCATATCCGGGACCAGGTCCGAATAGTCTATCTTCCCTGTGCGGATGACATCCGACACGTTATGAAGGACGATTATCTGTTTCAGGGCGGTATCAGTGCGGAAAGGGTTGCTCGCCACGGTATAGCCGCTGAGAGAAAACAATAGGTCAATGAGGCGGTACAGGTACAGGAACGGGGCGATGCCGTAACCGTCAGGCACCAGTATCGAGTCTTCACCGTCCGGAATATACCTGGACAGATATTCAAGCTGCCCTCCGTCAAGCGGTGCGTTGTTTACCCTGTAGCTGCCGGCCTCTGAATCGTAGTCTACTGCCACCGGGCAGAGGATGAAGTCGTCCATTGCCTCGCCCCGGTACAGTTTCGCCAGGTATGCGTACAGTGCTCCGATGTCAGTCCACTCCTGGCGCACCTTATCCGCGAATATATCCCGCAGATTCTTCTCCTTGAACTGAGTGTAGAACTCGCTCTCGGCCAGCAGGAAGGAACATGTGATGCCTTCGTCTGCCGAGGCCGACTCCAAAAGCAGTTGTCCGTTCTTGATGAACACGCCCTCCGACATGGTCGCGGCCATGCGGCGCAGGCGACTTGTGGATCCTACCCTTTCCGGGCGGCCGAGAACGGACAGGGCCTGCTGGGTGGCCGGGATAGTTACGGGGACAGACGAGGCTCCCTCGTCCGAGAAAAAAGGATTGTGCTGCTCGACGGATATCTCCAGATCGTCCGGAAGGGGCAGCTGCCCGTGTTCTGTAATCAGTTTCATTTTCTCGATGCGGCTTTTTTGAACTTGTTGCTTATTTCCTGGGCAGCATTGTGCTCAGAAAGCACCGTGTAGGCCTTGATGGGATTGTCGCGCAGGGACTTGAATACTTCGGTCATCTCCTTGATGGCGGCCGCAGCACTAGATGATGAAGGGTCTCCGGTGTAGCCTCCGTCGGCGAATCCGGGCAGACGGTTGCGGGTGCTGCGGCGGGCGCGGATTCGCTCGATGGCCATTACGTGCGAATAGGCCTCCGGATCGCGCATCTCGGGCACAGGAACCACATACTCGCCCCGGTGGACTATACCGGCGGGCTCCAGACGGCCGCCGTAACCGGTGAAGCCGCCCTCGGAGTAGCCGCTGTCCTCGGGAATTACCGTCCTTACAGATGTGGTGCCGGAGGAAGAGGATGAGACGGTGGAGTTCTTGATGGCGTTGCGCTGCATGACGATGGTGGCTACCTGGGCGGCGGTGGTTGCGGCGACAAGGCCTGTATATATGCCTGCAAGGACCGGGTCGCCCTTTGCAGCCGTCCATGTCTGGATGATGGCCAATGCACCGGCAGCTATGGCCTGGGCTATCTGTATGCCCATGTCGATATCGGCGTATTTCTTCTGTATCTCCAGCTTCTTCGCCTGGTATTTTTCCTCTATGGCCTCCCGCTTGTCGGCATTATCCCCGGCAGCGGCCAATTCCTTCTGCATCTGAGCGTCAAGGGTAGCAGACTCGGCCTCCTGGATGCTGCTGACCAGAGAACTGATGTTGTTAAGAAAACCGGAAGCCACCTGCAGGCCGTTCTGAAGGGACTGAGTCTGGATATTGAAAGCCTCGGAAGCATACCGGCGGATCACTTCATTCCTTGCAGCCTGAAACTCTTCCTCTGCTATCAGTTTCTGATCGTAGAGCGACTGCAGCTGCGCCATCTCGTCATCCTTGTCGGCGGAGAGGAGCGTCAGCCTCGTATTTGTGTCCGCAAACCTGTTTTTGATCTCTCCAGCCTGCTGAACGTCAGAGGCCAGACGGTTGCCGTCCTTATCCAGAGAGGCCTGCATACCGGCCTGCTCGGCCTCCATCATCCTCTCCACCGCAGCCTCACTGTCGGCCAGCATTTTTTCCAGTTCCGCATTCAGTTCCTTGGACTTCTGAATGACACGGTCCAGAGCCTCCTCCGAACCGTCGGCCGCAGCCTGGGTGAAGCCGTCCATGGAGGATATCATGTTGTCCAGCACCGCACCGGTAGACTCCACGATATCAACGCCGAACTGCCTGTTTATCTCGTTCACCCGCTGCAGCCTCTCCATCTCGATACGCTCCAGCTCCCGGTTCATCTCCTCCTCGGAGATCTTACGCTCGACATATTGCTGCTTGTAGATATTGGTCTCCTCCTTCGCCTGTCTCTCCACCTCGTCCACAGCTTTCTGGTAATTCTCATCCTTCAACTCCTCCTTCAGCCTGGACATAGTCGTCTTCGCCCTGAGCGTTGCCTGCTCGAAATCAGCCTGAGCCTTCAGCCATGAGGTCTGGGCATTGACATAGTTCTGGATCTGCTCGTCATTAAGAAGGTCGTACTCCCGCTGGAATTCCACTACTCTTTCAAGATCATCAGTGGAAGTAAGCATCGCCCTCATTTCTTTTTCCAATTCTTCTATCTTCCTGTCCACTCCTGCAGCAAATCCCGGGCTATCACGATATGCAGCCCTTCGAGTCAGTTTCTGTAGATCCTTAAGTTCCTCCTCCAATTTCAAGTAGTCTCCTGCGGCATTTATCATTTCCTCATTCTGGAAATAATTATCGACCATGTAAACCATATCCTCCTCACTGAGATTTCCCTTGGTCTTTATTCTGATTTCCTCCAGCGCAGCCTCCCTGGCCCGTTCTGCCGTCCTCTCCTTTGTCTCCATGATCTCCCTCTCCAGTCTGAGTATCTCATTTGCTGCGGCTATGCGTTCCTCGTTGGACCTCGTGGTGTCCCGCATGATTGCTGTCTGTCTGGATATTTCAATATTGTTCCGGGTCTCTGTCAAAGATGAGGCATTCTGCATCTCGAAAAGGGCCTCCTGCATCTCAGCCAACTCGCGGCCCTCTCGATATGCCCTGGCGATATTGGAAAAGAAATTGGACCAGTCTCCGGAAGCAAGGGCCGTCAGGAATGTCTCGTAGCCTTTGCGCATTCCGGTCATCGTCCTATTCCATCGGTCTCCTATAGCATTTGAATTGGCAATTATATCCTGCCCGAATTTCTTCACGACAGCTAAACCGGCTGTCACGAATCCAGAAACAGCACCGCCTTTCAAAAAGCCCATGATTCTATCAGACAAAGATGCGTTTAATTTTTTCTGTTCTGAAGTAACTTCGTCAAGGCGTTTTTTCAATGTATTCCATTCCTTGGAATTGGCCGCATCACGCGGAATGGCAGCCAGACGTGCTTTGAGTTGACGACTATAAACATCCAGTTGCTGCATGGACATGCCGGTGATGTCCATGGAATCAGAAACACCCAAAGTTCCCACACGCACCTCATCCATCCGGCGGCGGACCTTGATCAGCTCATCGTTAAGTTCGTTCCAGCGGTCCGGCTCCGCCTCCTTGGAGAGGGCATTCAGTGTATTTGCCAGCACCTTTGAACGTGCGTTGAGCTGATTGGAAGACATGAGATTGATGTCTATACTTTCGGTATAGTACTTCATCTCCTTATTTGTATTCTTAAGCTGTGTCTGGAGTTTCGACAGGTGATTCTGCATCACCTTGAAATTGTCCGTGTTCTGGTCGCCGCGGGCCGCAAGGATACCGAGATCCTTCTGCGTCTGCTGTATCTCCTCCTGAAGCTGGGATACGGATTTGGCGGCATCTCTCATTTTTTCAGAAAAATCAGGGATGTCTCCGGAATTGATGACTACGTGTATATTCGCTATTTCCTCAGATGAAAAACTCATACGCCTGTAATTTTACAGGCAAAGAAAAATAGCGGCCCCTGCTTTTAAAAGGACAAATTAAATTCCGCGTATGAACTTGTAAACAAACACTCCCGCCCCGATTACAAGAAGAAGAACCAAGGAGCAGAGGGCAAACGGGCGGACAGTATTATCATTGACGAATATGAACAGAAACAGCATCAATGCAGTCAATGACAACCATATTGCTGTTCTGAGCCCGACAATCCTTCTTCTCTCATATCCGGCGATATCACGCATTCCCCGGATTATGAAAAAAGCACCCGTGGCAACAATGGCACATCCCAGTACTATTAAAAACACCAATACGCCCATACTTATATACCTTACAATTGCAAAAGTAGAAACTATTCCGCTGATTCGCAACAAAATCAGCGGATATCCGTAACCTGCCCCTCGATGGTGCGGACCACAGTCATCGTAACCCGTCCCGTCAGACCTCTCAGAAGTGCCATGTAGGTACCTGTGAAGAGGTATCCCCAAATAAACCTATTGTATATCGGCTCATAGACTTTCTTCTTACGCCCGCTGCGACCTCTCTTCATGTCCAGAAAACGGATATGGAGCGGATAGCTCAGGATGAGACGCTTTCCGAGGGCGTCGTTAAGCACCGGCTGCTGTTGGGTAGACTGCAGAAGAGAGCCGCTGCGGCTGTTGTACGACATGGCGGCCACGACCTCCTGATGCTCCAGCAGGTTGTTGGCTCTGGACGTGAGCAGGTCCTTGAAATATGATGATACCTCGCTTACCATGGCCATTAAATCCAGTCGACACCGCGCATCTTGAACATCAGGGTCCAGCCGTAGCTGTTGGAGAGCTCGCGGGCGTAGAACGGGGTGATGTCGTTCGGAAAGAGCATCCGGCGGATGAAGGAATCGGAGTCGTCGGAGCGCATGTCGTCCCTGATGGCGGCGATGATTCGGAGCAGGCGGTCCGAGACCAGCAGCTCGTCGGCCATGTCCAGGGCGGCGGAAGACATGGGCCGGGCCACCGTCACGGCCAGCGAGAAATCATCGCTCTTGACGTTGCGCAGATCCTCCGATGAGGTTATGCCTCCGTAGTCCACGAACAGATAGACACCCTTGACCTGGCCTATGCGCCTGGTCACGCTCTCTTCCTGGACTCCGAAGATGTAGTCGGTCAGTTCAGGAAAGCGGCCCTCCGCGGCAGCCCTGGCCCTTGTCCGCAGCCGGCTGTAGTCCTCGTCTCCGGATGCCTTGGTGAAGAAGCGGTCCACCACGTCAGGTGTGACGTAGCGGGCGAAATAAACGAATATGTCCTGCAGTATGTTCATGATTTGGTAATTATTCTCAATACCTGTTCTACACTCAAATTCAGTTCGGAGGCTATCTCCTGAGGCTTCATCCTGCAGGAGTTCAGCGAGTGGATGCTGTCGACGGTCTGCTTGAGCAGCACGTCGAGATAGGTGAAGAGGTTCATTCCGCCCACCTTGTCGATGTCACCGTAGCCTTTCTCGGAAAGGGTGTACAGTGATCCCTCCATGCCCAAAGGAGAGGAGTATTTCGCTCCGGAAGCACGGTGAAAGAGCAGGTCGTACTTCGGGATACGCGATATCCACTCGATGACGGCCTGGAAGTTGAGCATCACTGCCATCTTCTCCGTATGGGATATGTGGCCCGCCGGGCGCACGGAATCTTTTTCTCCAGGCATAGGGTAAAGTACGGAGAGCAGCGATGACAGCACCTCATCCGGATACTCGCTGTCCGCACCTGAGAGCATCTCCATCAGTCCTGTGGCGGTGACATACTGAGCGGCGGTGATGTCGGTGTGGGCCAGCGAGCCGCTTAGACTGAACGCATATCCCCTGCAGCTGCCGTCGGAGGGCAGAACCGGGAGCAGCTGCGCGGCAAAACACAGGTCGAAGCGCACCTGAGCCTCAAATGAGGAGGCCACCCTCACCTCCGGGTCGCTCTGGTCCAGCTGAGATGGCAGATGATGCCGGAGAAGTTCCTTCATCCCGTCGGAGAGGTGTTCATAGCGCTGGTCCCGGTATGAATAGACGTATGGCCAGCTGAAGACTTCCGAGAGCCGGAAGACATTCTCGCACAGTACCGCATTGCCAGGATCCTGCGGAAGTTTACCCACAATGGCCTCTACTATTCTGAACTGAAACGCATTGAAGTCACATCGCCCGGCACCGAACTCCAGCATGGCATCCACCACGCCGAGCCACTGCTGAGGCGAAAGCTCCTCCCACCGGGAGGGAAATTCCTTGCCGTTGATCCGGATCATATCGTAGCGTAGTATTTATTGCGTTCCTCATTGCTGTTTGCCACCCGGTCCGCTGCACCTCTCATCAGCCTGACCGCCTCCTCGATATCAGTGTACCATCCGTTGACCTCCGACATCAGGTTGGAATACAGTTTCTCCCGGACCTGCATCTGGGAGCCGGTCTTGGTGAACTCATGGGTGAGGTCCCATCTGGTGGAGCGCGGCAGCTCAGTCAGGTCGAACTTCATCACGGCCTCGGCCATGACATGCCAGCACAGGCAGCGCCGGATCCTGTCGAGCAGGGAAGCATCCTCGATCCTGGACAAGTCACCGGTGCGCGGCAGGATATTCTCCATCACTATCTTTCGCATGAGGAAGAGTACCTTGGAGTAGAAATACGGTGAGCGGTCTATCCCGTAGTAGTGGTCGAACTCCAGCGCATCGTGCACAGGCATGGTCTGCCGCTCCTGATAGAGCACGCCGGAGCTGTAGCCTCCTGTCTCCGGATTCTCATCGAGCCAGAGGAGAAGAGTGTCCATCGCCGCCCAGAACTGAGAGATGTACTCGTCCTTGATCTCCTCGTACTGGTACTTGTAGAGCTGCTGGTCGGTATTGCCCCGGGAGGTTGCCCAGAATATCAGATGCTTGAACATAGCGTAGTTCGCCACGGCCATCCGTATGGCCTCGTATACAGGTTCGCCATTTTCCTCCGCCAGCGCCAGATATACTTTCTCGCCCACAGTGTCCACCACAGCCTTGCGGGCAAGGGTGAAGGCCGGCCGCAGGGTCTCCAGGGACATCGTGCCGTCCACGCCCTGGACATATCTGCGGAGTTCGTCAGTATCGGTGAAAACTATTTCCATGACTTCTATATTTGGTTGTTTGCCATTCTGTTCTCTGGTGTCACGTCCTGCTGGCGGGCGATGGCCGGGCGGTAGAACCCGAGCCTGATGCCCGAGCGGTACTTCTCCGGAAAATTGAGCTTCAGGGCGAAGTTCACGTCGGCGCAGACCACCGTCTCGGGGATGGTAAGGCCGTTGAGATAGATCATGTAGTTGTAGTAAGCGTCGGAGCCGGACTTGGAGACGATGCCGTCCTTGGAGACGTTGGATATCGACGAGTCAAGGCCCTTGGACGAGAGCATCACCTCATCGGCCCGCTTGTCGTACTCCAGCATGGCCTCTATGAACTCCTTGTACTTCTGCGGTATCTCCTCTATCTTCCAGCGTTCCTCGCCGCCCTGGCCGTCCGAGTAGGAACGGGTGGCATAGACCTTGCCCTGGTTGCGGCCCGAGCCGGAGAGGAATGTCGTGAGCTTCTTCAGCTCGCGGCTGATGTACTCCGACAGCAGGTTCTCGCTGTACTCGGTACCCACCTCCATGTAGTCGTTCTCCGCGAACTTGACCCTCTGCAGATCCTTGCCCTTGGCCTCCAGTTCCGCGTTCGCCGAGCAGACATCCTCCAGCATGGCCTTCTTGGCATCCACCCATGCCTGGGGGATTATGATGTGAAGGCGGGCCGACATAGCGTTCTCGAGGTAGTCGTTGATGTAGGCCGGAGTCATGTTGGAGCCGTGGATCCAGTCCTTGATGCCGCGGAAGAACACGTTGAAGGCGTATACCTCCTCTCCGAACGTGGGGTTCTTGGAGTAGGATATCGCCGAGGTCGCCGCGAACGGAGCCGCAGGATCGAAACGGCGGTAGACCCTGTACTCCCCGGTATTGCCTCCGTCCCAGTTGCCCACCATCACATGCCTGAAGTCGGAGTCGGTCCAGTCGGTCTTGCCTGCCGGGTTGTGCGAAGTACACAGGCGGCAGCGCAGTTCTGAGACATGCTCCAGTCCGGCCACCGGCAGCGAGTGCCGGCTGCGGCCGCCTGCAGACAGCCGCCATGAGGAGAATACACCCTCAGTGTAGTAGAAGCTGCGCACGCACTTGTTGATGTACGTGCAGAAATCATCGGCCAGCCCGTTCTCACGCCAGGAGTCCAGCCAGTCCAGGATCTGCGCGTCCTTAAAATAGCGCCGGGAAACCCGGCCGTGCTCATCGACGCTCTGCCTGTACAGCACCGGTCCGCTGCCGTACAGTATGCGGATCTGCTTCTCGATGAGCTCGGGCAGGAGACGGTTGTCGGTGATCATCCGGGCGCAGACATTCGGCTCGAGGTTCTCTTCCCCGAACGGATACACGAAGTACCGGCCGACACCCAGCAGTGCCACCACTCCTGTACGCCGCTCCCTCCTGGCTGCGGCCATCCTGACCGGGGACTCTCCTATCTGGTAAGAGTAGACATCCGCCCCGGAGCGTATGTATCCTATGCTATTCATCATACCATATCAGTTTATAGGGTTTGTTGTCTTCATCGGAGAACGACATCCAGCGTATCAGCACCCTCCAACACATACGGTGCTCTCCCTTGTCAGTGTCGAAAAGAAAGTAGTTGGCACCGTCCACGCTCCACTTCTCATGAGGCATCTGAAGCCGGGCGCGGCAGCCCCGCAGCACCTGAAGCTCCGCAGAAGCCTCGCCCCTGGCCCTGGAGTAGGGATAGAAGGCAAGGGTGAAGGTCCCTCCGAGGGCCGTCACCGCCTCCGCCCTGCGCAGCGCGTCATATCCGGACATCGTATTTTCCATAGGGCAAATCTCACTCAAAATCCGCAACCTGAAAAGGACAGCCGGGGCACTGGAGGCCCGTCATATTTCCCCGGAAAGCGGCATGCGCAGCACGGCGAAAAATCAGCGGCTCCGGCCGCTTGTGTCCTCTTCCTGAAACGAAGTGACTGTATTTTTTATTCATCTTACTATCAATCACTTGATTAACTATAAATTTTTCGCCAAAACACCCCGCGACATTGCCGGAAAACCGCTCTACAAGGCCTGATTTTCGACAAAATCCGCCCGTGCTCCGCCGTTTTTCATGGGAAGATACCTCGAATACAGGCCGTACACCATATACATCAGGGCACTCGGAAGCTGCGGCGTTATGGGAGCCTGCTGGCTCAGCGGCACCCGTTTCTCCGGGGTCTTGTCGAGTTCCACAGGAGTGCTGCCGGGCACCTTCTTGCAGGATATCATCGCCGAGATGAGATTGGGGCACTCGTTGTAGTCGATGAGGATCCGGGGGACCTTCCTCTCGTCGTTCGACAGCAGCCTGCGCCAGAGGTAGTAATGCTGCCAGTGATAGATGGTGGCCTGACCGAGATTCTTCAGGCTTACCCGCCATCCCCGGGCCTCCAGCTGGGCCTTGAGCTCGCGGGCGTCGGTCTCGTTGACGCGCCGCTCGTTGCGCTTGTTGCCGGCGCGGTCGTAATACAGGTCGACGTGCCGGTTACGGGCTGAGCGGAAGAAAGTATCGAAACGCGCCGCCATGTCCTCTATATCCTCCGGAGAATAGACGAAGAACTCCTTCAGAACCCGCAGTTCATTGTCCGCCTTCTTCTCCTGCGCCGCCACCAGGGATGCAAAGGATCCGGGGTCGTATCCCAGGATGATCCTGGCGTCGGGATCGTAGTGCTTGAGGTATGAGGAGTCGATAGTAAAGCTGTCCTTGATGTTGCGCGACATCAGGTCTTTGTATATGTAGGAGTCCTCAAAGACATGTTTCTCGGTGCTGAAACGGTCAAAGAACATGTTCTCATAGTCCATGTCGTGGATAGAGCAGATGCTGGTCAGGAACTCCGACATGCTCAGGTTGGAAAACTGGTCCGTGAAGAACTTTGCACCGAGCACCTCATTGTTTACGAAAGTGCTCACGCGCAGATAGAAGAGGCAGTCCCTGCGCATGTCGTCGAGAAGGGGCCGGTAACGCTCTATCACCCGGCGGTTGCGCTCCACATCCTGCCCTCTCCGGACCGCCGCCATGGCCTTGTCCACATGCAGGGCGATGGTGATGATGTCCTCCACCAGCTGCCTGTCCATCTGGCCGGCATATCTGGTGAACCAGGCATCCTCTCCGAGCGTTACCCGGGCCGTGTCGGATACACCGGTGAAGCCGCCGTAATACGGAGACTTATGCACTCCGGCGGCATCCAGACGGCCCACACGCATGGCCGGGAATATCCTGGAGCGCACCTTCTCTCCGTCGGAGTGCTTCATCTCCTCGAAGAAGAAATGCACGATATTGGCTCCGGCGATGCTGTCCGGCTGGTCCGTGGACACCAGGCGTATGTTGAAGCCGTTGGCGAAGACAATGCTGTGCTCGGGATGCAATATGGGGTACCTGGGCTTGCAGAAGTGCCGCGGCAGGTCCTTCTCGCCATATACGAAATCGATGCCTTCTCTCATCAGAGGCCTGCCTGTGGTATCGGCGGCGCTCTTGTAAAATGAAATAAGCTCAGGGATGATGATGGACATCAGGCGGATATAGGTGCTGTGGCCGAATCCGGCGGTCTCACCGGGCATCGATGCGGCCACCCGTATGGTCCTCGGACCCGTCACTCCCTTGGTCTTGCCGGTACCGCGCCCGGCCTCGATGACCATGCGGTTGGAGTCCACCAGCAGCACAAGCAGCTGCATCATGTTGGCGTAGTACGCCGTCAGGCCGTCATCCTTCCGCTCCATCGTCTGTAACCTCCTCGTATTCGGCATCCACGCCGGCCTCGCTGCGCAGACGCTCCCTCTCCCTGTCAGTCACCGGCAGCTGCCCGATAATCCGGCCCAGCTGCTTCTTCTCATTGCGCCTGACCGCCTCGTAGACACTCTTCTTCCTGTATCCCATCCTGGTGAAATCCACATCCTCCGACACGATGAACACGGGCGGCTGCCAGTCTCCGGGACGGATGACATCCCGGTTGCGGGTACGGTACTCGTGTGCCTTGGCCGAGGCCTTCAGGGCTATATCGAGCCGGTTCATCTTCACGGCCAGACGGAAGATATCCTCCATGCGGTCCGCATAGTAGTTGTCCCACGCCTCGGCGGATATGTTCTCATCAATGTAGAAGAACTGAAGCGCATCGTAATACACCGTCCTAGCCTCAGAGTAGGTCATCGCCGGCCACTCCAGGCGCAGTGCCCTGGTGACACGGGTCAGGCTGGCACCCTGAAAATGGATAATCGACGATGCGGAATTGAGTTGGAGGATGTACTCACGCAGATCCTCCGCTATCATGTCGCCCTTGCGGGTGAGCATGAAGTTGCGCACCGTATCGCCGTCCAGCTGCCGCAGTCTTTCCAGTCTGGTACTCATATTCCGAACAGTTCCCGTTTCATCTCGTCCACCTCCGCCTGTAGATTACGCTCGTAGATGAGCTTGGCCGCGTCCACATCCCCGTTCACGGCCTGGTTCTGCAGGGCGGTGTTCAGATCCCTTCCCGCCTCCTCCAGACCGGCCTGATACGCCTTGCACAGGTCCGTCGTCGGATTCGTAAGGTCGCAGATAAAAGTCACCCGGTCCTGTCCCTTCAGTTCAAAGGCGGAGGCGACAGCAGTCACCGATGCATTGCGCCGGCCCAGTTCCAGTACCATTGACAGGTATTCCTTGCTATATTCTCTTTTCTGAGGCATAAAGGTTCATTTTAAGACATTCGCCCATCATCCGCTCACGGTCGGTCCATTTGTCCAGCAGCTGCCGGTACTTCTCCTGAAGTTCCTCACTGAGGCCATCGCGGCGCAGCCGTGTTCCGTATCTGGAAACATTCATCGCAGCCCTCCGGTACTCCTTCATGAAGTCCTCCGGGGAGGTCAGGAGCAGCTGCCTGAGCCGCGACATCCCGTCATCAGCCCTGACAAAGGGATGACGGCCGAGAAAGCGGCCGGTGCTGTTGAAACTGCGGAGCTCGTCAAAACACAGGCGGCTGCGGATGGACTTCTCCACAAGTTCCGCTATCTTCTCCGGAGTCGGAGCGCCGTCCAGCTCCCGGTCCAGCCTAAGCAGGTCCCGGTGAAGGTTGATGCGGTCCGAGTAGATCAGCTCCGCTTTCTGGACGGAGGGGTCTTCGAGGTCCCTCCAGTCGATTTTTGGGTACTCTTCTTTTTTGGTAAGTTTTTTTTTGGAGGTTTCGCATTGCCTAAAAAGTTCCCTGAAACATGACCTGAAGAGTGTCCGAATGTTTGCCGATGCTCCAGAATCTCCTCCCTGGTGCAGAACTGCAGGAGGGTGTAGATAATGTCATAAGACAATGTCGATCCGTTGGTGGAGATCAACGTCCGCACCAGCAGCGACGACTTGGGCGCATACCGGCGGAGAAGGTCCTTGTCGGCATCGATATGGGCATCGTATGCCAGTTCCTGGGCTATTCTGTTACGTTCTCTGTATCCTATGCTGTACATAATCAGATATTTTAATGTTAAAAAGCCGGGGCACGGGCATCACACCCGACACCCCGGCATCACGAAAGAATGGAGAGTATTACGAGGTCTGAATACGCGAGACTTCGACGAGAGTAGAAGCGTCCAGGACGCGGAAGATGATGGAGGATCCCGCCTTGCCGGTCCATGTGGTACCGTTGCGCAGGACTATGCCGTCGGTCTCCGCTATCTGGGTAGGATACGTTCCGCCGCCGCCGAGGATCTCGATCAGCCGTCCTTCATCCAAGGCGGAGAGGCCGGCGACTGTGGCGATGGAGGCGGCAGCCGTGTTGTCCGCGGATGTCTTGTACTGCGAGGCTCCGGAGACGGTCAGCGTAGTGGCATCGGCCGCGATGGAGGCAGCCGGCTGCATCTCTACGGTACCGGTATAGATGAGCGGCATGTCGAAGGAGGAGTTGCCCACGGTGATGGTGCTGTAACGTCCGTCCTTGTTGTTGAGACGCTCGAAGGTCTGCAGGATGTAGGGCGAGAACTCCCGTCCGTACAGATACATCTTGCCGGTGTCTATCTCCAGAAGCACGAGGTAGAACAGCTCGCCCTGGGCGTTCTCGAGGAAGTCGTAGACCTCCACCCTCTGGCCGCCGAGCACGAATGCCAGGGTGTTATCGACAGTGGAGGTGATATCGCCCTTGGAAGAGGTGGACTTGTCGTCAGGAGTGTAGGAGACTACCTCGAAGCAGTGCCAGTACTGGCCCTCCAGCAGGGGGATGGAACCTATCTCCCTGCTGGCATTGGGCTTCGGAAAGGGCTTTGAGCGGTCTACCTGGCTCTCATGGACCAGGTAGAGCTTGTAGTGGATCTGGCTGCCGGCGGTGACGCGGTCACCGACACGGCCGATATTGACCATTTTCAACATAACTCAGTGATTAGGCGGTTACTTTTCTCTCTACCTCGACGAATTTTGCTCCGTCCCAGTAGACTTTCAGGAAGTCGCCTGCAGCCTTGGGCGACCATGCGGCGGTGATGCCGTCGAACTTACCGCTCTTGGCGATGGTGGTGGCGTTGGTGCCGCCTCCGGAGCGGATGATGTAGACCACGCCCTGCTTGGCGCCGGTGATGTCGGTCAGGGCCGTAGCTGCGGCATTGTCGGCGGATGTCTCGAATACAGGGCCGTTGGCCGTGGCGGCACTGGCGGTCGTTGCGTCGGCTGCCAGCTTGTTTACGGGCATGTTCATGAAGATGAGCTGGTGGCTGCGGTCCGAGGCATTGAACGATTCGTCATCATCGAACTTCTTGCCGGCGAAGGCGGCCGAAGCTCCCTCCTTCCAGACGCTGTACGCCCAGACGCTCTCGAGGCGCTGCTCGAAATTCATACGGGTCATCTCGCCGGGCACATTCTCCAGCTGCATGATATTGCCCGGCAGGGTCATCCACATCAGCTTGGAGTTGCCCATGTTGGGAACCCATACGATGGGCACGTCGTAGTTGGGCACGCGGTTCTGGACACCGGTATAGTCGGCATTGCCGCCGTACTTGGAATTGTACCATGCCTTGAACCAGGGCTCGTGCTTCTTGTTGGTATAGAGAACGAAATCATCGATGTTGTCCACAACAGCGGCCACCTTGGAGACAAACTCCTCCTGCACGTCACCGATGTTCGATGAGGTGTAGTCGTTAACATCGGCATCGGTGAAAGGAAGCACCTTTCGGCCCTCCACATAGCTGTAGAGGCGGTAGATGACTCCGAAGGCCGCGAAATTGGCATGGGCGGTCTCGCCCTTTACAGGCTCCATGCGGTAGCCGTTGACCACGCGGTAATTCCTCTCCTGCTGAAGCTTGGTGGAGATATTGAGAATGAGCCACTCTATCATATTCCACTTCACGGGATCGGAGCCGGAAGTGTTGAGATAACCGATGTACTGTGTCTCGATCCACTTCAGGGACTTGAAGAGGTACTTGAACATCACGTCGTGCACCTTGGCCAGCTCCGGCTTGAGGTCTACCGAACCCTTGCTGACCTCACCCTCCTGATAGGCCTGGGAGAACTCGCCGAAGAAGACATTGGTCAGCACCTCGCCGTCCTGGATGTTGCTTCTGCGGGGGAAGATGTGGTCGAGGTTGGGGATCATCAGGATCCTGGCGATGAGGGCATCCTGCCTGCGTACCAGGAACTGCTCGCCGAGACCGGCGTCCTTCAGCGAGGAGTAATCCACCTCTCCGAGCTTGCCGGGAGTGATCACGCCCATCTGATAGAGCTCAGCGTACCTCCTGGAAAGACTGGCGGAGTACTTCCTGAACTCATCCATGAAGGCCTCCTTGTCCTCTGCGGTAGGATCCTCCAGCTGCCGGCCGTAGCGGGTAATGCGGTTCCACCTGCGGTCCATCGAGAACATCGGATGCTCGATGCCGAAGACATGGGTTGCGGTGTGGGCACGGCCAAAGACGTTGACCTCGCGGGTGACGGTGTCCTCCGGCCTGTCAGGCCTGGCCCTGGAGGCGAGCTCGCGGACCTGCCTGTTAAGGCCGTTGATGGCCCGGATGACACGCCTGGCACCGGCAACAGGGGACCCATCCGCCTCATTGACTTCCTCCACGGCCCCGTCATCCTCATTTTCTTCATCCTCATCTCCGCCATTGTCTCCGGACGGCTCTTCCTCAGACATTCCGTTGACAACAGCGACAATCTCCCTGTAGGCGGCGGCCTCCGCCTCGGTATTGCGCCACTCGGCGGCCTCGGCGGAGAACTCGGTGTTGAACTCCTCCTTCCAGGTCTTGGCTATCAGGGCGGCTTCCTCCTGAGTGATCTCTTTCTTTGCGGCCTTCTCCTGCAGGCCGAGTTTCTGCAGGACCTGGGCCAGTTTCTCTTTGAAATTCATAATGTCTATAGATTTGAGTTAAAAAAATTCATTACTTTCTGACTCTCCCCGAGATCATGCGCCTCCTGAAGGCAATCTTCGACACTCCTTATACCGTCAATCAGGCCGAGTTCCTCCGCCTCCCGGGCATAGTACAGCTCGCCGCGGAGTGCGTCGGAGCCGTCGGGGATGGTCCTGGTCGTGCGTATGTCCGCTATCATCGTATCCAGCATGGGATCGAGGAAGCGGCGGATGTACTCCTTGGGCCTGCCGTCGACGGCATCCCTGTAGACCTTGTTCTTCAGGTCGCTGCCGGAAGCATATATCTCCACCTCCTTGAAGCCGTTGGTGCGGTACCACTCCCGTTCATCGAGGAAACGGGCCATCACGCCTATGGAGCCGACTTCGGTGAAGGGAGACACCGCATAGATCCTGTCGGCTGCGGAGGCCATCCAGTAGGCGGCACTGGCGCACATGGACTCGCAGACGGCTATCACGGGTTTCGCGCAGGACCTTATGGCTGCGGCGGCCTCATGGCAGAAGAATACCTCGCCGCCCGGGCTGTCCACGATGAGAAGGTGAGCCGTGAACTCCGGTCTTTCCTCCACCGTCCGCAACTCATCTACAAATGTCTTCGTGGAAAAACGCCACCAGTGCTCGTAGAACACGGTGCCGCAGATATAATGCACGGCCACGCTGTCCGGGGCGGCATCGTCCTCCCACGGCAATGCCGTCCTGGGAACCGACGCAAGCCTACGCACGGCCTTGGCTGCCATCTCACGGTAAGTGTCCGCATCCGGATCCTGCACTTCGGCCAGGTCCAGCATGTCGAGGCACTGCGGATGGATGGATATTACAGTATTGGGTAGATTCTTGCCGGTCATTCCTGCTTTTTCTGCAAAAATGGCCTCATAAAGTGATGAATAAAAGGACGGATATGCGCTCTGAGAGCCCTGTAAGGGCTATAATTCCACCGGTTCAACGCTCAGGCACCCGCACGACACCACGTAACGGTCGGGATAGGGAGTGACGCTGATGACCGGAGCGTCCTCCTTGGTGCCGATGTAGCGCACCGAGCCGTCCGAGAGGGTCATCTCCACCACGGCCCGCCGCCTGTTGGCCGCCATCACGGCCGGATCGCTGACCACGGCGGAGAAATTCTGCGAATAATAGATACCGGAGTCGTCACTCTGCGCCTCCTGAGTGAAGGAGACCGGATCGGTAGCCATGAAAGCAAGAGGCGATGCATCCTCCTTCAGGGTGACTTGCTGCTTCCACTGTCCGGCAATGGAGCCGGACGCGATGAGACGGAAACGATGGGTAAAATTCTTCATAAAAATACTTCAAAAATATGGTCAAAACCGCTGAAAATCCTGGGACAACAACAGTGCTAAATATTGATTGAAACTAAATTTTCTCTTTGCTCCGTGGTGCTGTACCGGTACCAGTCCTTGCGCAGCATCTCATGCGTTATACCGCCGTCTCCGTCGGAGATGTTGTGGTCGATCATGAAGTTCTCGATCGCGTCCTTGATGGAGACGGTGTCCGTGTTCCTGAGGCATCCCCGCATGTAGTCGTGGAAGGTCTTCTTGAACTCCTTGTTCAGGAAACGGGCCACCACCCTCTCCCCTGTGCGGGAGAGGTAGCAGCGGAAAAGCGTGTTCACGGACTGGACGCGGTCAGCCGGTACGGAGTATGACTTCGCCGAGCACCTGGTCGGCCGCAGCGCAATCCTGATGTACTCCCTGCGGAGCTCTTCGGGCACCGGCTGCCAGCCCACGGCGGAGGTGATTAAGTGCTGCTTGAGAAGCCCCCATATCACCGAGTCCTTCCCGGGCACGAAGACATCGCCGCCCCCGGAACTGGAGACCACGAAGTCCCGCAGGTACCTTCCTACCCGCACATCGACGGTTATCATCTCTTCCATACCGCGAAGTTCCACAATTGACAGATTATTCAAATGACAGTCTGCAAGATACAAAAAATCCCGGCTCAAGTCGTTTCTTATTCATTTTAAATTTACTGAAGTCTTTTTCAAAATAATTTGACACTCTGACACCGAGGCTGTAACCATTCTGATAATCAGTGTTATATCTGGGTCAAAACATCGAAAAACATGTTTGACACCGAAAACAGCCCAAACAGGCCTAACTACCTGATAACGTGCGGTGTCAAATCGTTTTCGCATATACCCCCGAAAAACGGCCCCGGTGTCAGAAAAACCAAAATGACATAATTTGACACCGCAATTTGACACCGAGCAACACTCTTATTATCTTATACTTAGACCTCTTTTTATCCTCTTGGTGTCAAATTGTCAAAGGATTATAAAAAGAAGTAGGTAGAGTGATGAAAACCTTACGGCAGGATACAAAAAAAGCGGAGCCCCCACACCCCGCTTGAAAACCGCGCATTGCTGACACTGCGACACTCATTCATCATCATTGAATAGAGGCATGTCCTCCTCATCCGGCTCCGGCTCGCCGCGCATGATGCGGGCGATGTTGAGAGCTCCGTCACAGTGGGTGTCGATGTACCAGTAGTAGACATCCTTGCCGTCCTCCTTGCGGTGGATCTCGCCGCGTTCCTGGTCGCTGGGAGTGAGCAGCAGCTCGGATGGATTGAACCGCCACTTCTTGTACTGACACAGCAGGTACAGGCGCCTGGAAAAGGTCTTGAGCTTGATGAGCTCGGCGTACTTCTTCGGAAGGCTGGCCCGGTAGTCCTCGAACACGTCGTGCTTATTAATGAGGCAGTTCTGGCGGCCCGGAGTGAAGTAGTCCTCGGCCCAGTAGAGGAATTCGTCCGTGATGGCCCGCTGGAGGTTGCGCTTCTCTATCTTGTCCATGGGCGGCTGGATCCTCGTGCGCAGCTTCATGTATACGGACAGGCAGTTGAACATGAAGGTGTAGAAATCATCCATCTCCTGGGGAGTGTAGTCCTGGATGAGGTTCTTGCCGAACTCGGTCAGCGGCGAACGCTCGCTCATGCCCCGGGACGGATCCTCCGGGTGGTAGTAGTCCGAGAAGGCCACGAACCAGGTCCTGCGCCGCAGGGACGCATCGAACTTGTTGATGGCGTGGTTGGAGGTGAACGCCACCTTGGGAGAGTCCTTGTACTCTATGGTGAAGGCCGGGGCATACTTGGCGTTGACCGTCATTTTGCCGGTAATCATAGGCATGAAGCGATGCAGGTCTACCATCTCATTGAGGTCATCGAGGAAGACCGTATCGGTCACGCCCTTGATGACTCCCTGCAGGAGGAACTCTGTCTTGGAGGGGTTGTAGTCCTGGCCGTTGATGAAGAGCTGGCGGCGCAGCTGCTCCACCGAAGACACAAAGAGGGACTTGCCGGTACCGCCCATGTGCGTGCCCTCGTCCGACTGCTCCATCTCCATGGCGTAGATGGCGTACGGCTGGCCGGCACTCTTGTACTTGCACAGCAGATAGCCCAGGGCCATGACCTTATTGATGAAGTGCAGCTCATTCTCGGAGCGTTCCTCGTCGGTCAGCGGCACGCCCAGCTCCTCCTTCCGCCAGTACTGCCGGCCGGTATTCCAGACGTACTGCATGAATGTGCTGTCGCTGCGGTGGACGATGAGCCGGTACCGCTTACTGTCTGTCAGAGTGTCAATCTCCTTCCGTATGGCATTCGCCTCGGGGGACCGGGGGGCCGCGGCCCGGAGCCGGGTGAGCAGGGCGGCGTATTCGTCGGTGTACTCGATGTCGAAGAACGGTTCCCGGATGGAGATGTCGTGGTCGATGATCTTGTGCTCGTACACCATGCAGGAAGTGCTGCCCGGACGCAGCCTCTCGGTTCCTCCGGCCGTCACCCTGACCACCCCGTTGCGGAAGAAGAAGTATTCCTGCCTCTCGTCCCAGGAAGTGAAGTCCGGCGTTATCAGCTTCATCCTCTCCAGCGAGGCCAGGCGGATCTTGGGAGTGTTGTACAGGAAGTTGGCCAGTGCCTGCGTATAGTAGACGGTATGCGTCCGGATGTACTCGATCAGGTATTCGGCACAGGCGGAGGATATGGCGTTCTCGTCGATGAGGGAGACCACGTTGTCGTGAATGCGGCAGAAGGTATATCCCTTGGCGTTGGCCGTCGTGGGGATGCGGTAGAATCCGGCCGCCTGCAGGAAGGCGTACATCTGCTCGTTGTTGATGTCGTAGGAGTACTCGCCCGTCTTCTTGGACATCCTCAGGGTCCAGAACTTGAGCGAGCCGGAAAGCTTCATCAGGTCGGCGAAGAGCTTGTATGGGTCGGGCTGCTCGGGACGACGGAAGTGTACGAAGAAGTCCTTGGCGTCCTTGCACTGGCCGCCCTTGCGGGTGCGGAATGTGCGCAGCTCGTCCGGAAGGCGGATGACACGCAGATCCAGGTAGCGCATGGCGATGCGGTACATGCCGGCCAGGCCGGTATCATCGATGTCATAGAGGATGTACACGCTCTTGGCTATCCTCTGCAGCATGAAGAACTCGTGGGCGTTCAGATCCGCCGTCTCGGAGTTGAGCCAGCAGACATGATAGCCGGCGGCATGGACATTGAGGGCATCGGACGGGCCGCTGCAGATGATGAGCTCCTCCCACCTGGTGTCCTCGTCACTCCCGGCACCGTCATCCTGAGTGCCAGGATAGAGTCCGTCCCGGGCCTGGGCCAGGGCAGAGCGGAACTTGCGCTCGCCGAAGACATAATCCGCCGGCTTCTCACCCACATACATGAAGCGAACCTTGCCCAGAGGGATGTACAGTTTGCCCCAGTCGCCGTAGTCGTAGTAGAATATGGGATAATCCGGAGTTGAGGATATCTTCCAGCTCCTGCCCTTCTCGTTGCGCCTGGTGATGTAGTAATCGACCGGCTTGAGGCAGAGGTCGTCGCAGACCTGCTCGGTGATGCGGTATCCGAGGATGTCCAGCTCGGCCTGGGTGAACTTGCCGTCCGGCCGGACAAAGACCCTGATGCTGTCGGAGGGCTGGGCCGCCTCCATCTTCGGAGCCGGCTCCCCGGCCGGACCGGAGACATCCTCCAGCAGGTGTGGGGCGAACTTCCGGGCTATCCAGTCCAAGGCCTGCGGAAATGTCAGATGCTCCTCCCTCTGCACCAGCTGTACGGCAGTGTATGCCTTGGTGTCCGCTCCGCCCTTGTCCTGGAAGAACCACACGCCTTCCTTGCAGAAGACGGTGGCCGACGGATTGCGGTCATCCGGACGGACACGGAAGTTGCGGCTGCCGCCGTTCCGGAAGCAGGCCGAGGCCTGAGGAAAGTAGTACTGCAGGACAGCCTTGCCTCCCTCAGTGGCCGCGAATATATCCTCTTTCTCGATACGCTTTCTCATATTATCTTAAAAAAATAAAGCGGTCGCCCCGGACATACCGGAGTCACCGCTGCAGAAAGTGAGGCCGGCTGGAAGGCGCATATCCTTCCGGGCCGGCCCCGGTGTCTTAACAAACGTTCCCGCCTCACGGCGGTACAACTGTTAAAAATAGACTAAAGTTCCATGCCTACAAAAATTTTCTCACTTCTCTGCTGCAGTGACTCCGGTATGTCAAGGAACGTCCTGTTGTGTCCTCCGGCGGGGAGTCGGACCCCGCACCGCCCTACACTCTTTGATCCTGGTCCGGTACCCGTTACGGGCCGCTACGGAGGGAAATGGGCGGGATTCCGTGCTAGTCCGAGGCCGCCCGCCCGGGTTGTTTATTGTGAGGGTTGCGAGACTTCTGATCAAAGCTCCTCATCCGGGGACACTGGCCGTCGCAGGGGCGGAACTGTTCCGGACTGGTGCAGTTCCTGGTGCACTCCCCGCCGAAGAGGTGGATGCACTTCAGGCGGCGGTCCTCCCTGGCCTCGTCCGCGGTCATTTCCTGTCCTCCCTGATGAGGCAGAAGCTGCGGATCGATGCGAGTTCTATCGTGGTTATCGCGAATCCGTTCATGAGAATCATGTTGCCGTCCTTCACCTCCTTCAATCTTCCAATTCTGATTTCGCTATTCACAACGACCTGCAGCCTGGAGCCGCTGGGGACGCGGATGAGATCCGCCTTAGGATACGGGGTGTTATACTTCAGTTTTTCCATCGATACTGAATTTTAATTGTGAAAGCACTTCGTTTACCTCCCCGGCGGGCATTCCCTCCGGAGACGTGGCCACGGCGGCCGACCTCTGGCCGAAGCGGTCGTGGCTCACGTGGATGATGATGTCGTAGTCCTGTGTCATGATCTGTTTAGTTTCTCAGCAATACATTCATCTGCATATTTGATTGAACTGCAGCTTCCGCCATAGGCGGATACCGGATATTTAGCGACAATTACCCCGTCTTTCATCCAACAGCGGTATATATACGGGTATGATCCGTCTTTGAATCTCCCGAGGCTTTTTGCGGATTTCAGGGATTTGTGGTATGTGCCTGTTGTTTCTTCGAAGAAACATTTCTCATATTGTATCATATCGTTTCCATTTCCTTAATTGTGGCAATTCTGCAGGAGATGTCCTCCAGCAGAGAGGACAGCTCTGAGACGTCGGTGTCCAGGACGGAGGCGCAGCAGTGTGCCACGCGCAAGGCCGTCTCCTCTTTATTAGTGGTATCATTCGTAATGCAGTGCAGGTCACGTAGCACGAGCAGCGCGGCCCGTATGAGCTCGAGTCTTCTTAGTCCTATTTCCATAGCATCATTGTTCCCTATCTGTTTCTGAATCTCTTACTGGCTCCTCCATGTCCGGGACATGCAGCTCCGTGTCGCAGCCGAAGACTATGTCGCAGGCCGCCCGCATCAGGGGCTCCACGGCCTCCGGGGAATCATCCCTGGGGACGGAGACGGTGATGAAGATAGTTCTCTGACCGTCATCGTCAAAACGGTCCGCAATGTTCAGTCTGTATTCTCTGTCGTTCATCTCGCAGTGTTTTTAAATTGATTGTTGAATAATCTGTAGCTGATACCGGCCGGAGTGACGACGTACATCAGGGCGGCCATGGTGTAAGACGCGGCGGTAAGATCCCCGGAGGACTTCCAGGTACGGAGGGCGACGATGCTGACGAACACGCCGATGAGAGCAACGGCAGCGGTCAGCGCAATGACGGCGCGGCGGCCGTCGAAGGGTTGGTTGTGTGACATGATATTGTGTGTTTAGATGATGTTCCATAGCATATCGTCCTCCAGCGTGCTGTCGTCCCGACGGCCCCTGCGCACCCTTGATGACATGGTCCTGCCGGCTTCTCCGGATCTGCGCGTCCTTATCATGTCACCGTGAAGGCTGACAATCTGAGGAACCAGCAGGACCAACATCATCATCGCACAGATCCTTCGCCTCAAGGGTGTCCAGTCGACACTGATGTTGTATCTCTTTATGGCCCACCACAGGGACATCTCCGTGCGGTGCTGCACGCGCAGCTTGGCCTTGATGCCCGTTATGATGTTGCGGACGGTGCTGACGGAGACGGGCACTCCGCTCCTGGTCGGGAGATGCTCGGGGATCTCCTTGTCGGCCAGGCCGAGGAAGACGAGCTCAAGCACCTCCTCCTCCCTACGGGTCAGTCTCACTCCTTCCGTCCTCATGGCTCAGCCCTCCGCTATCTCCGGCACAATGTCCGTTCCGGCCAGTTCCGGGGCCTGTCCCCACACGCGGAAGATGCCGTAG